ATTAGGCTTGATTATGAAAGTAAATTAAGGAATTCTAGTGCATATATAAATTATAAAAATAATATTAAAAATTTAATTAATGTTTATAAAAATTTTACATTCCAAGAAAATATGTGTTTTCCTAATGATGTAAAATATAAATTAACTTATAATAATAACGATAAATTTAATATAGAGCTATGATAAGTGTAATAGTATCAACTAGAAAAAAAGATTTTGCTTTTATAGAACTGTATTGTTCGCTTAAGAAATCTAATCCATTTTCTGGTTATGAAGAAGAAAAGAGATTAGATAAAGTTAAATTAGAAGTATATAAAGACATAAATTATAAATTATCTGATTTGACTCTAAAGGCAATTGAGGTATATAAAGAGTTTATGTTAAACGCATCATCTAGTTATGATGATTATTTAAAAGCAGACAGATTATTAACTAAGATTAAAAGATTCTTAGATGAAGTAGATCCTAATGAAAGAGATAAATCTAATAAACCAGTTCATAAAGCATCTGAGCTAATTAGTGCTGCTAAGAATTTATTAAGTCTGTCATCTGATTTAAGTTTGTTTAAGGAAAAAGTAATGTCTGATACATTGCATTCAACAAATAAAACAAGTAAACAAATTAGTGATTTTGAAAGATGATACGTAATGAACAAGGTGAATGGTTGAATACAGATGTCTTTAGACAGGAAGCTATTCAATTTTTAAAACATGGGTATTATACTGATGCGCCTGAAGGAAGTCATGAGTTTAAAGAATATTGGCAAACTCAATTAGAACGATGTAGAAATGGATATGAAATTGATGGTGTAAGAATAACTGGTCATCATTATCATTACTTAAACTTTTGTCAAATTAAACTTACAGATGAAGGTGATTCTAAAAATGTAAGAACATCTAAAAAGATTAAAACATTTCCTAATTTTTATGATGGAGATTATGATTTCTTTTGGTCATATGAAATAGCAGAAAAAGGAATTGACAAAGATGAATACCATAGACTACAATTAAAAGTAAGTGTAAAAGAAGATAATTTAGATGGTGGTAGGTATTTAATTTGTGTAAAGGCAAGACGTAAAGGATATTCTTATAAATCGGCATCTATATGTGCTAATATATATAATACAGTTAGAAACTCATTAGTTCTAATTGGTGCAGGTATAGAGATGTATGCAATGGGTAACTTTAAGATGGTAAAGGATTACCTTAACTTTCATAATAAACATTGTCCTGGTTTCAGAAAGAATAGATTAATTGATACAAAAGATCATATTAAATCTGGATTCTATGAAGAAATAAATGGAGTTAAAACTGAAGGTGGTTATGGATCTGAAATAATGATTATATCATTTAAAGATAATGCCGATGCGGCGAGGGGAAAAGACGCCAACCTAGTCATATTTGAGGAAGGTGGTAAATTTAATAATTTAAAAGATTCGTTTTATGCAACAGATGATACCTTAAGAGATGGTAAATATATTTCTGGTATGGCATTAATATTTGGTACATCTGGGGATATGGAGAAAGGTGGTACACTAGATTTATCGACTATGTTTTATGATCCAGAACAGTTTAACTGTTTAGCTTTTGATAATATATGGGATACTAATGCTAAAGGTTCTTATGCTGGGCTATTTCATCCTGCTCATTTAAACATGGTAGGGTTTATGTCTAAGCAAGGTAATTCTAAATATAAAGAAGCATTAAATCATATTAATGATGAGATTGAAAAAAGACGTAAATCAGGTAAAGGTAGTATCACTGTTAAAAAATATCTTACTGAAAATCCACGTACACCAGCAGAAGCATTCAGCATTAGTTCTACTAATGACTTTCCAACAGTAGAATTAGATGTTCAATTAAATTATATAATGGCTAATAATTTACATGTAAAGTTATCTACTCCTGTAACTTTATCAAGAGGATTAGATGGTAAAGTAAAGGCAGAACCAGATTATAATAGCAAATTAATACCAATATGGACAGATAGACCTGATCCGTCAGCATTAGAAGGGTCAGTTGTTATATATGAATTTCCAGTTGCAAATGCACCTAAAGGATTATATAAAATAGGATATGATCCATATAGACAAGATCAAGGTACTTCTTTAGCGTGTATTATAGTTTATAAATCTAACAATCGATTTGAAGGTTGTAGAGATGAAATAGTAGCTAAATACTTAGGCAGACCTAAAACAGCAGATGAATGTAATAGAATAGCAGAAATGCTTACCGAGTTTTACAATACAGAATTAATGTATGAAAATGAAGTTGTAGAGGTAAAGAATTACTTTGAGCGAAGAAAGAAGTTACATCTATTAGCATTACAACCAGATTCTGTAATCAGTACTAATATTAAAAACTCAAAAGTAAGAAGAGTTTATGGTTGTCACATGAATGAGAAAATGAAAGATGCTGGTGAAAAATATATAAAGAAATGGTTGCTAGAAGAACGGGATGTAGATGAAGATGGTAACGTAATTTTAAATCTACATAAAATGTATGATCCAGTATTAATTAAAGAATTAATTAATTATAATCGTAAAGGCAATTTCGATAATTGTATGGCATTTATGCAAGTAATGTTTCAACTAGAAGAAGAAGTACTTGATAAAGTTTATGAGAAAAAAGAAGTTAATAATGTAGCTAATGAAATTTCAAATTTTTTTAATATATATAGAAAATGATAAATGATAAAGTTTTAAACTTTGGTGAGGTAGCAATGGATCGTAGAGATGACATTACTCAAGCTCAAAAAGAAGCTAAATCTTTTGCTTGGTATAAATCAAGAATGAATAGCATTGGGGTATTAAATGGTACTAATGTAGTAATTCCTTCTGAAAATGGTTTTATTAATAATGATCCATATGGTATGCAAATCAATTATGATTTATACAATGGTAAGCTACATAGAGAAGACATGTCGGCTACTTATAAAATAGGTGGTATAGATTTAGAAGTTCCAAAAGATATTTCTCATAGAGATATAATTTCACCAATAATTAAGTTCCTAGAAGGAATGGAAGTTAAACGTCCTTTTCGATGGAAAGTAGTAGCTACTAACCCAGAAGCAACTACAAGAAAAGAAGAAGAGAAGTTTAAAAAAATTGCTGAGTTTGTAGTTCAAGAAATAAAAAAAGGAATTTCTATAGAAGTAGAAAGACAGAGGAAAGAAATGGAAATGCAGATGCTAGAGCAAAACAAAGTTCAAGCACAACAATCCGAACAGCCTCAACAACAAGAGATGTCAGACCAAGCAGATCCTCAACAACAACCATTAGAGCGACCTCAGGCGAGTTTAACTCCTGATCAACAAAAGCAAATTGAACAGTTTGTAGAGGAACAAACTAAAGCTATGACTCCTCCAGAAGTAGATACTTACATGAAGAGAAAGCATCAAGATCCAGCTGAAATATTAGCAAATCAACTATTGAACTATTTAAGAAGGAAAGAGAATCTTGAATACAAATTTCAAAAAGGTTGGAAGCATGCGTTGATAACAGGTATGGAAGTATTTAGAATTAAAGAAGGTCACGATTCATTAGTAGTGGATGTTGTCAATCCATTAAATTTTAGATTTGCTAGAAATTTAAAATCAGAATACATCGAAGATGCTGATTGGGTTAGTTACACAAGATATTTGACCCCTTCAGAGATTATATCTGAATATCCAGAGCTTACAGAACAACAAAGAAAAGAGATATATCAATACAACATTAATTCAGCTGTAGGACAGAATGGTGATTTCTTTTCGCATGGTACAGTTAATTATAATGCAGGTCATCCTATAAGTGGTAATTATGGTCATATTAATGAATCATCTAATTATCTAAGAGAAACTGGTATTGCTGTATTACATGTACAATTTAGATCTTTGAAAAAGATTGGTTTTTTAAAGTATTTAGATATGGAAACAGGTATGGAATTAGAAACTATTGTTGATGAAAACTATAAAATAAATAGAGATGCTGGTGACATAGGTATAGAATGGAAATGGATTGAGGAATTACATGAAGGAACTAGAATTGGTAGAGATATATACATTAAATGTAGACCAGTACCGAATCAATTTAAATCTATATCGGATTATGGAATGCATCATAAACTGGAATACATAGGTGTTACTTATGATAGTTTAAATTCAGAAATGACAAGTGTTGTAGATAGATTAAAACAAATGCAGTATTACTATAATGTAATTATGTATAGATTAGAAGAATTACTATCTTCTGATATGGGTAAAAAAGTATTCTTTAATATGAATATGATTCCATCTTTCCCTGGTGGAGAATCTAATAGAATTACAACCTGGTTAAAATATTTAAAGGAATTAGGAATTGGATTTTATGATCCAAATGAAGAGGGTAATAAAAGTCAAGATGGTAATGCAGGTTCAATTGCTAAGGAAGTTGATATGTCATTAGTATCTGATATTACTAGGTATATGGAGTATGCTGAATATGTAGTTAGAAAAGCAAGAGATCTTGTTGGAGTAAACGATCAAATGCTTGGTCAAATTGCACCAAATGAAGCTGTAAGAAATACTCAACAAGCAATATCTCAATCTAGTTATGTATTAGAACCAATGTTTGTAATTCATAATACAGTTAAACAAAGGTTAATTACTGAGTTATTACATAAGTCAAAAACGTATTATCAAGAACGTCAGCCTGAAGTGTTACATTATGTTTTAGACGATAATACTCTTGAGATAATTAAAACTGATCCAGAATTATTAGCCGAGTCTAGTTACGGATTATTTGTTAGTGATAATAGTAAAGCATTTGAATTAAAAGAAACAATTAATCAATTAGCTCATGCCGCAATGCAAAATCAGATGATTGATATGTCACAGGTAATAGATATATTAAATACAGAAGATTTATTAGTAGCTAAGGAAAAATTAGAAGAATCAGAAAGAATTAAATCTAATCAAAAGCAACAAGAACAAAAATCACAACAAGAGCATGAAGCTAGATTATTAGAAGAACAAAAGAAATTAGAAAAAGAAAGACAAGATTTTGAATTAGTTAAAATAAGAACAACAGGAGAAGAGGAAAGAAAGAACATAACATTAAAAGGTCAATTTGATTTACAAAAACAAGCAATGTTATCAATTGGATTTGATATAAACAAAGATGTAGATAACGATGGTACACCAGATGTATTAGAAGTATACAAAGCAGGAGTAGATGCGAAAGTACAAGCAGCGAAATTAGCATTAGATAAAGAAAAGTTAAATCATCAAAAAGAAGTTGATCAAAAGAACTTAGAATTAAGTAAACAGAAAAATGATAATGATTTAGCTAAAATTAACGTAATGAAGAATAAATCAAGTTCGTAAACGCTAAAAACAACAATTAAGTAAGTTAAGTAAATTAAAAATATTTAAATTAAAAATCAGTAACTTAAATTAAAACATAAACTTAATTATCAAATAATAAAAAGTTTATGTTTTAATTTTATAATTTTGCATTAATCAAACAAAAACAAATTTCAATTATTTATGAATACTAATCCAATTAATGATTGGAATCAAGAAGATGATTCTAATTATGAAGTTTATGTCCCAGGAGCTGATAGTTCTAATGAAGATGCAACTTCTAATACAGAAGATGAATCTGAAGCAGTAGTAGAAGGAGAAGATCCTGATTATGAATTTTTCGTACCTGGATCAGATGAAGTTGCTGATGCTCCAGCTGATGTAAAAGATACAAAAGATATATCATCAACTATCAATAGTGCACATGTTAAATTAGCTAAAGATTTAGCTCAATTAGGTGTATTAGATATTAATGATGATGTTGAAATCAATAATGAAGAAGATGTTTTATTTCATGTTGAAAACACTATAATGAGTAAAGCAAAAGGATTGTTAAATGAGTTTACTGAAAACTTAGATCCATTAGCTAAACAGTTTATAGAATATAAAAGACAAGGTGGAGATACAAAAACATTTTTAGAAAAGTTTTCTTCTTTTGATCAAGATGTAAAAGTTGAAACTATTGAGGATAAAATTAGATTCTTAACTAATGCCTATCGTGAGAAAGGATTAAGAGATTCAATCATCAATGCTACTATTCAAAAATTAGATGATGATGGTGATTTAGAATCTGAATTTGAAGCTGAATATAATGATTATTCAGAACGTAAGTCTAGATTACTAGAAGACGAAGTTAGACAACAAGAACAATTGGTAGTACAAAGACAAAAAGAATTTCAAGAAGAAGTTAATAATATACAAACATTATTAAGTTCTAAAAAAGAAATTTCTGGATTACCGATTACTAAAAAAGATAGAGAAGAATTAATTCCATTTTTATATCAACAAATAGAAACTGAATCTGGTCACACTACCACTTCCTTTAAAACTACATTAAGTAATATTATTAAAAATCCAGAACAACTTATTGTGTTAGCAAAGTTAGTTCGTGAAAATATGGATTTAAGTTCTTTAAAAAAAGTAGTAAAATCAGAGCAAGTAGGTAATGTGCGATCAGGCACACCCAGTTTATTTGGTAACTATTCTAAAAAATAAACAAACAATAACAAATGAAAATTAGTACAGTTTTAGAACAAGGGAATTTCTTTCCCGATAAGATTCAGGCTAGATGGAAAACTTTTTCCCATAGTACTCATACTGAAATGGCTCACTTGGCAATTGCAGGAGCAAATAGACCAGAATTATTAAATAATGTAGTGCAAGAATTATTTATTAATAAACAACAAAAGTATAATGTATTATCTTCTTTATTATCTAAAACCAAAAAGGTATTGAAAGAAGATTCTTATTCTGTTGAATGGGCGCTATCTGGAGGAAGACTTAAGCCAGCAGTAGTGTTAGAAAATGTTCATCCAGAATCAGATTTAACCCCTGGTAAATTTTCTCGTAAAGTAAGAATCAAATTAGATAGATCTTGGTATCAAACAGGTGATGTTCTTACTCCTCGTATCTCTAATGATAAAAAATATCAATTAAGAGTAGATGGATTTCCTGCTCCTCATGGAACTGGATTTGTATATGAATGTACACTTAATGATGACATCAATCATATTCCTGTTAAATATTTAACTTCTGGAGTAGAGTGGACTAAACTATATGCTCAATTTGAAGAAGGTCGTGAACAAGCTGGTTCTACTCAATATGGATCTGTACCTTTCAAATTATCAGCAGGATTAAGTCGTATGGCTAAAGAATATAGAGTTACTGGTGATGCTGCTACTAAAGTATTTGAAATGGATGTACCATTCTTCCATGAAGGTAAACAAGTAATGATGCGTACTTGGGTTCGTTATCAAGAATACGTATTTATGCAACAATGGGCTCAAGAAATTGAAAACAACTTGTGGTTCTCTCGCGAAAATAAAGGTGGATTAGTTGGTAGTACAGGTAGGTTAATTCATGCTTCTGCTGGGATATTCCAACAATTAGAGAATGCTGAAAAAGTACCTTTTATAGACCTTACGGTAGAATTGCTTAATCAAGTTGTAATAGATCTTTACTATGGTAAAATGGTAGGTCCAGAAAGAAACTTAATTTTACAAACTGGTGAATATGGTATGTTAGCGTTCCATAAGGCAGTTACTCAATTTGTAAATGGAAGTGGGCAACCTTGGGCATTAGTATCATCTAGTGATTCTAGTCCTGTATATAAAACAAATTCTGATTGGGCTAAAAACAATGCATTCGGATTTGGATATAGATTTAATGAATATCAAATGCCTACTGGTGGTACTATCAAAGTAATTCATAATTCAGTATTTGATAATCCAGAACATTTCAGTGCCAAGCATAATGGTACACCAATTCAATCAATGGCATTTGTAGCATTTGATGCATCTGATCAAGGTACATCTTTAGGATTAGGCGATAATGTAATGATGGTAGAACGTGGTAACTCATTTAAATCAAGTTACGTTTGTGGATTACATTCTCCTGTAGGACCTATTACTCCTCAAAAACCAAATGGGTTCACAGCTCAACATAAAGGTGATTACTATGAAATGTTTTGTCAATATGACTGTGCTGTAATTATGAAAGATCCTACGAAAGTATTGTATATGTACTGGGATGTAGAAGCAACAAATTTTTAAAAATAAATCAATCAAAAACACATTTTTAAATAATGAAACATCAAATCCAACCAATCGCTAAAAAAGGAAACTGGTTAGCTAACCATAATATTCCAATTGATGTAGATGTTCAAGGAACAATTACATTCGGTGTAGGTTTAAAAAATAACAAGTATAGAATTGCATTAGACAATGATCAACTAGAAACTATTGCTAAATATTTCAATAGACCAGTAGAAGAATTTTCATTGTCAAGAGTCCCAGGTAAATATAGTGTATGGCAAGATCCAAACTTGTCATACAGTAGAATAAAGTTATCTGACAAGACAACAATTTTAAATGATGAAATTATGGAAGAATTTATTCAATTAGCAATATTGAGAGATCATCCAGAAGTAGCTAATACAGAAGATGAATTAAATTTAAATCCAGATGCATATCGATATGTAATTAGAAGTGAGATGGCAGAAATGGAAGTTAAAAATAATAAAATTGCTAGGAAGAATGATGCTCGTAATAAATTAAATAAGAAAAAACCTGACGAAGTGAAATCATTATATACTGTAGTAACTGAAAGAAGTGTTTCTAATAAATCTGCTGGTTATATAGATGTAATTAAAGAAGAACTTGTAGATAGTTATCTTGATAGATTAGAATTAGAACTTGGTAAAGATCCCGATCTAATCCATATTTTACATGTAATTTATAAAGCAATTGAAAATAATATCGTCATTAGAGATAAAGGAGCTTTGTATTGGAATGGCGAAATTATTGCAGCTGGAATTGATGAGTTAGCTAAACATTTAAGAGATCCACAAAATCAATCTATAAAAGCTGATATATTAACTAAACTACAAAATAGATAATGATAACAACTATCGAAAATATGCATTATGACTTCAAGATGAAGTTAAATAAGATCGATAGTCAAAAGTACAAAAATCTTCAGGTCCAAGAAATTGATTGGAAATTAAATGAAGCTCAATGGTTACTTATAAAAACTATAACAGAACCTAGAATACAAAATAAGTATGGATTCGAGACTAACAGACGCACTATAGACGACATAAGAACATTAGTCGTAAACGATTTCCCCATCGTTTTAAATCAAACTACAAATGATTCTTACACTGCTTCGCTACCAAATGACTATATGTTCTATGCGTCTGCGTATGTTATAGCTGATAAAGGGAATTGTAAAAATAAAAGATTACGATTCATAACTAGACAGCACAATGATAAGTTTCAAGAAAGTCCTTTTGACGAATCATCATTTGAATGGCGAGAAATAAATGGTAGGTTTTATGATTCAGGTATTAAAGTTTTTGCTGTAGATTTTATACCAAATACAATCATACTTGATTATATAAGAAAACCATTGTACATGCATTATGCAAATGGTACTATTAATGGAACTTATAATTTACCAGATGGAACTATTCTTACTGGTAAACAAGATTCAGAATTACCAGAGCATATGATTTCTGAAATAGTAGATTTAGCTGTACTTATAACAACTGGTGATTTACAAATACCAGATTACAATGTAAAATTAAATAAATTCAATAGTAATAATTAAAATTAATAATAATAATGTTTAATCCTTTAAGTCCTGTAACTAGCGTTTTAGTTACAAAAGGTGATCAACCAATCGTTGCCGTTGGTACTACAATCGATCAAATTTTACCAGGTCAAATTGGTTTCTTTGACGAATATGGAGTAGCAGTTGATGCCACTACTGTGTTGGACATCTCTAAATTAATGTTAGCAGTAGGTACTAATAAAGGTACTCTTACTGGTGCACAAGCCGATGGTTATATCACAAGTGCTTTTAGACATATTGATTTAACAGACAGATATATTGCAAATGCAAAATGTTATTCACCTTCTCAAGATGAAAAATGGATTGTATCTGGTTTTGATATTTGTTGTGATAAAACATATACTTTAAGAGTAAATGTTCAATCAGGAATGCTCTATAACTTTAGAGGATTCCTTGGGTTAGAAAGATCTCATACTGTTAAAGCTAGATGTTGTAAAACATCTTGTGCTACATGTGATCCAGTAGAAGTTACTCCTGATTGTAAACAATTAGTGATTGATTTATATCATAATATTAATACTGCTGCTAATGTATATTACAAGGCAGAGTATGTAGATATTACTAATCCTGCTGCTCCTGTAGTATTAACTGAAGCAGCTGTATTAGCTCTTACTGATTGTGATAACTTAGGATTACAATTAGAAACAATTCCTGAAAAAATGGCTGAATACTGCTGTATTGATCTAAATGATTATTACAGAAAAGCAGTTAAATTAGAACTTAAATTCACTGACGAATTAGAATGTGTTGCTAAAGCAGAACGAATCCAAGAAGTTGCATTAGAGCAAAATTCTGGAGAACAAGTTTGGCAAGTATTTGAAGAGTACGCTTTAATTCAACAAGCAGCTCCTACAAGTTGGTATCAATTTAGTCACCTTACACCATTACCAATTAGTCACCCTAAAGGTATTGTTGATAAGAGTGAGAAGTATACTGTTGTAAATATTCAACATGATTCTACATTCCATAATTCGCATCATTCGTTTGTAAATAGATTTAATACAATTATTGCTATTCCTTGTACCGATAGTGCTACTACAGCAGCTGTTGCTGCTTTATTAGATGCAGCTATTGCTAAAAGAGGTCAAGAGAAATTAGCTACTGTATTAGGAACATGTGGTTGTTCAACTGCCCCTATTGAAGTATCAGATATTGATGATACAAAAGTCGATGGAATCGGCGATAATTAAGGTTGTTTTTGATTGAGGTTAGTTGGTGGGAGATTTTATTTATTATTATCGACCACCAATTTTCTTATACACTAATTTAAAAAATACAACTAAATGTCTGGAATAAGCAAGCAAGAATTTAACCAATTCAAAGCTCAATTAATGGCTCAATTATGTGAGCTAAAAACATGTGGTTCATGTTGCGATAATAAAGAAGAAAAATTAGTTAGAGAAGTAACTGTATCAGGAAATACTTTTTTTGTAACTTATAATGATGGTACTGTAAAAACATTTACCATCGGTTCTACTGGTGGTTCTAATCCTGTTTTTGTAACTAATATAGATGTTACTCCAGCAGGTTATTTAGTTTTTTATAGTGATGGAAGTAATGAGCTATTACCAAGTAGTTCTAATGATGAAATGGTTAAAATTTCAAATTCAGATACCAATTCTAAATTTCTTGAAGATGCATTGACTATAAAAGGTACTGCTGGCTTAACTGATCCGATGTTGGTCAAATTAAATTCTGGAGCTAATGAAAAGTTAGAAATTAATATTCCAAAAGTAATTGTTGAAAATACTATTATAACTTATTCTCAAGCAGATATAAATTCAATATTAAAATTATACAGTAAATCAGATATAATTATTGATTTTCCAGGTGCATTAGACCCTTTGAAAGTTAATGGAGCTAGTTTAACTACTAATAAAATAACTGATAAATTTAATAAAATTACTACTTTACAAGGTACGTTTAGATTTAACACTAGTGCTAATTTATTTGGGTCATTTGGATTGTTGAATACTCTTATTTTATTTTCCAATAATAAAATTGCATCTTATTTTAAAATAGATGATTCTATAAAAACTAAATCTCAAAAATATTTCGGACAAGCAAATTTAAATATATTTGATACAGGTAGAACTATTCAAACTCAAAGTGGTCCTAAAGTACTTTTAAATTTTAATAAGAGCTCGGTT